AGTCAGCAAAGCTGGTGAGGACTTGATGCACTTCTTTGAAGGCTATAGAAACAAGCCTTATCGGTGTTCTGCTGCGATTTGGACTGTTGGATGGGGTCACGCTATGTATGCTGACCAATTAGCCCTCCCAAACGTCCGTAAAGAGGGTTATACAGGGCTTATCAGGTCTGACTATCAACTTAAGGGGGAAGATAATCGTGTATGGTCAAAAGAGGAACTGGTCAACCTTTTCAAGATGGACATCGATAATTTTGAACGTGGTGTTCTTCGACTTTCTCCTATTCTTGCTAATCATCAAGGCAAATTTGACGCTTGCGTTTCTATGGCCTACAACGCTGGTCTAGGCAACTACCAAAGGTCAACCATCCGCATGAAGGTTAACAGGGGTGATTGGGAGGGTGCTGCCGAGGCTTTTATGATGTGGACTAAAGCAGGTGGTAAGGAAGTAGCAGGGCTTGTCAAAAGACGCAAAGCGGAAGTGGCTTTATTCCTTAGTTAAAGCGCGATAGGCTTCGATGGCCGTCTTTAGATCGCACTGCAATTGCTGAATGCGGTCATCCTGTTCGCAGAGTTTGACGTAGCACTCGCCCGCAAAATCAACCAAGCTCTCGCGCTCCCAAATATCAAACTTGGGCATTTGAATTTGGCGCTTGCGCCAGCCACTTTGGTTAGTCATTGACTTCTTTCTTTGAAGGTGCGTCCAGTTCAAGGCGGTAATACTTGGCAGGCATCTTGGCTTTCTTATCCAGTTGCTTACGCAGCCACTCAGCGCCGCCAAGTTCTTGCAAGATCATCCAATGTCTGTCAGACATCCGGACTTGTCGTCCTAGTAGGGGTTCAGGTGGTTTCGGTCTTGGCATTTTGTCTTAAGTGTTTACCAGTTGTTCTTCTGACCCAGCAAAGCTGGCAGTTCCATTTTGCGCCCATATCAACACCGCCCTCTGGCGGCCTATCAGCTTGGCACTTGGTGCAAAACTTTAGTTGATGCACAGGCGTGGTTCGGCCCATTTGAATCGCAGGCATCATCAGCGCACTCTCCTAAGAGGTACATCTACAAGGCGCTCACGCTCGGGCGGTGGGGGCGGCATATCTTCACTAGGCGGTGTCCAACCATGCTTGCGCCAGAGCGCCTGCACATCAGCGCCTGACTCCCATTTAAACTCTACACCGCCGTCTTTGCCCATTTTGGTGGGAGTTGACGGGTAGCTAATCTTTGAATATGGTGGTTTTTCTAACATGATGTCTCCTTAAAAAGGTATTTGATCCCATTCCCAATGTTCGCACTCCACAGTGCCAGTAATCCATTCTAATGGTGGCGCTGCTCCATACTGCTTGCAAATGCCTGTCTCAAAATTGTTACACTGTCGGCAATTGACTTGGATGGTGTTGATCTGTTTGATCTGACTGTCCAAATGCCTCTTGATTGCGTTTATTTCGATTAAATTCATAGTCTTTGACCTCTGTGTATTTTCCATTTTTGCGGGTTGCAATCCTAACTGGCTCTTCAATATTGTGAAACTCAAGCCATTCAAGCGCCTCTTGTGTGCCTGATGGCATAGATTTCTTCTCCCTTCGCATCCACCAGTTCTCGGCCTTTTGCCTAGCATAGCCAATGTGACTGAAACAAACCCATTCAGTTGCAACTCGAAGCAAGCCAGCGTAGTAGTCAACCCTCAATGAGTCTGGCTTGCCTTCCTTTCGGTGCAGGCCGTAGTCAACTCGGGTCACATCATGCCAAATCAGTTCTGAAATGCTTGCCTGATTCGACAAGAGCGCTGCCAATGAAATCTTGGCATCAAGTGGTTTGGCCTCTTCCTCTCGGATTTGACCGCCGCAATGAATGCAAATGAGAGCTGCGGGTGCGTTGCGTTCACCGCAGTTAGGGCAGATGCTGTAGGGTGCTTCTTGAGTGCCTGACCTCTTCTTAGCCCTGCCTTGAATCGTGTCCACTGGCCCAAGGCGCTCAACTGTGTCGGTGAAGTCAAGCACCAGGCAATCGGTCTTGCCATCTGCAATGCGAGTGCCTCGGCCCATGCCCTGCACATAAAGCACTGGCGACCTTGTGGGCCTGCACCAAATAATGCAGTCAACGTCCGGCACATCAAAGCCAACCGACAAAGCCAAGACAGTGACCAAGCAGTGAATCTGATGCTCCTTGAACTGGCGAATCAGGTCTTCGCGCTCTTGTTTGGGGGTTTCGCCGCAGACCACCGCGCTCACAATGCCAAGGGAATTTAGCTTGTCTGCGAGGCTTTCAGCGTTTTTGACACTCGGTGTAAAGGCTATCCATTTCTTGCGCTCTGAGGCGATTTTGGAGGCTTCTGTGGCTACTTTGGAAAGGTATTTTTCAACCTCACGGGAAAGTTCGCCAATCTTATAGTCTCCATTGGCTATCCCAACATGGCTGGCATCAATGCGGGTTTCAATGCGGTCTGGTGGGACAAGTGGGGCAATGAACTTGGCATCAAGCAACTCACGCATGGAGACTCGACTTGCAATGCCTGTGAACAATGGCTCATCCCCATCAGTCAGCCAAACACCATTGCCCCTAAAAGGCGTGGCGGTCATGCCAACAGTCCTGAACTCGCAAAGTTCACCCAACTTGGACAAGAAGGTGCGGTACATCCCTGCATCGCCTGCCTTCTGGCTCACCAGATGAGCCTCATCAATCACCACGGCTTTGATGTTGCCAAGCAGGTGGGATGCCTTGTGGATGCTACCAATGGTGGCAACAATCACATCGGCGCTGTACCTCTTTGTTCCAAGACTAGCGCTGACAAAACCAACGCTGATGTTGGGCGGTAGTAAGGCTCTGAGTTTGGCCGCATTCTGCTCGGCCAGTTCCTTGGATGGAACTAGCACCACAGTGCGCGGGTGGAAAAGAGGCCATTGATCCCACATTTGGCGCACAATCTCAGCGCAGATCACCGACTTGCCTGCGGCGGTAGGTAGCACAAGCAAGGGGATGTCGTGATCCTCTTGGTGCTTAGTCCACCATGCAAACAGGTCTGTGACTGCTCGGGACTGATAGTCACGAAGGATCAAACTCGCGCTCCTTGATCATTGCATCTGCAATTTTATAGGCCCTTTCTGCAATCTTTGAAGGCTCATGCCACCAGCTATAGCTCATACTATCTTGCGTTCCTTGTTCGAGATCGCCAGCAAGAGCTTGCCCTGCAAAAAAGTCACGCAATGTCATGTTGTTAATTGATGGTGTTTTCATACGAACCTCGCATTATGTTGTTTACGTAAATCAAGGGCAAACTCATCTACCAAGGCGGTCTTGTCTGCACAGGCATGGATTTCTGCGCTACTGATGTGATCAAAGTTTTTGTCTGGATCGCCGTTCACAAACTGTTTGCCATCTGCCATTTTGTAAACCACATTATCATTTTGATCAAGGTCAACTGGATGGCCTGTTTTGGCAAGCAAGATGGGGATGAAGCGGTGATCATTGCAACCCTTGCGCTGCATTCCTTCCGACAAGACTGTGCTGTGAGAGGCGCATGACCAAACTGCATTGCCGTCCAGTTCAGGCGTGACATGAACGCATGAACGGCACGTTGGCGCAGGAACGTCTGTGCCGTGGCAAATAGCATGGTAGTCACAGAACTTGCACTCAAACCAAGTGGGGTCAGTAGAAACCCCAACTGGTGGCTCGGGTGCGGTGATCACAGCCATTGCCTTGTTGATGATCTCCTGCGCTTCGCACTTGTCGTACTCCAAGCGCTCGGTGTAGATGTCATCGTTGTCTTTGTTGACCACAAAGTAAAGCGCACGATGGCAACCATCTTCCCCAAACTGATCAATTGACCACTTCATGTATATTTGCATCTGCGCGTAGTGTTCGGGCTTGGCTTTCTTTACGCCAAATTTCTGCATTTCTTTGAACATTTTGTCAGATGCGGTCTTGATCTCTAGCAAGTGCGGAGACTTCGGCGCTTGTGGCAGGCCCGTGATGATGCCGTCCGCATTGCCCTGAAAATGGTGGCCTGTGGCGGGTTCTGTGAATGACCACTGCCTGCCAGTTGCAGGGTTGATTTGGAAGACTGTGCAGCCAATGCTAGACAAGTCTGCATAAACTCTAGGTTCTTGCAAGTGACCAGACTGAAACACTCGGTACAGGCGACCAGAGAACTCGGCAGGCTTTGACCACCGGAAAGAGTACCAGTGCTGGCGCAGGCAGGGTTTGCCAATCGCCGAAGCACCAAGGTAAGGGCGCTGAGATTCCGCGCCAAACTTTGCCTTGTAATGGGCAAAGATGGCATCGGCCACAGGATCAGTAACTGATTGTGGAAGTAAAGCCATTATTTTCTAGCCCAAGCAGGTGCTTTAGACTTGGCGGCCTCTTGCTCGGGTGTCGGCCATGCAGGGGTTTCAGCAACAGGCGCAGGGGTTGGTGCAGTAGCTGGTGCGCTGATACCACCGCCTGCGGCCTCATAGCCCTTGATGTTGTTACTTGCCTTGTACTGTCCAACTGCTTCGCGCACAGTCACATTGATGCGAACTGGCTTGAAGTGCAGGGCGGCAGTGTCCATCAACTTGATGACGTTCACGGCGTGGCAAAGCGCTGACAACTGGCTTTGTGCAATCCTCTGGGTGTCTTCGCTTGTGTGGCGAATGTTCAAGTTCTCATAAACTTTGCGACCTTTGAACTGACCATCGATGATCTCAAAAGTCAGCTTCAAGCCTTCGCCGTTACCGGACTTCAAGGGCTGAACATCAGACTCAACAATGTGAGCCAGATAAACACCCGCAGGTAGTGGGCCTGAAGATGTTTGGGGGGCAACTTGGGATGCGTCAAAATTAAACTGAGCCATGATAAATTTCCTAAAAAGTTAAGTTACGAACTGGGGTGATCAAGATTGCGCTTGGGTAAGCGCTGCTTGGAATGCCGTCCAGTCAAGCGGCATATTCTGAAGGCCAAAGCGGTTACCACCGCAGTGAGCCGGATGGGGTTCAACGTGCAGGATGCGCTCGCCAGTGGTTGTGGCTTTGGTTTCTTTCTTAGAGAACCCTGCATCTGTCTTGCTTGTAAAAATGCGGTAGCCTGCGTAGCCAATGACATCTGCCCACTCTTGGACTAGGCCAGCGGCCTTGTCGTGCAGTTTCAAAACGTGGCTGTCATAGCCCTCGGTCAACGGGTCTTCTATGCGTTTGATCTTGTCGTGGGCTATCAAAATGATACCCATGCCCTTGGCAGAGCGTAAGACCTCAAGGCCAGACAGAAGGTTGCGCCATTCCTCGGCGGCGGCCACGTAGCCCTTACCGAAGCCTGGTTGTTCAATGTTCTTCCAGTTGTTCTGCTTGCACACATACTCTTGGATCATGGGTTCGAGCCAATCAAGCGAGTCAATGAACAAAGTCTGGAAGTCATGGTCTTTGTTGATCAGAGTGTCAATGGCGGCATAGACCTCGGGCAGGCTAGAAGCCAGTGGGAAGGCGTTTGCGTCCACCGCATCAGCGCCGTCTTCGGTGAGGATGCCAATGGCGTTGGGAGACATGGCCGCGAAGGTAGTCTTGCCAATCTTGCCTTGGCCCACAACAACAATCTTAGGTGAGCGTACACGTTTGGTTTTGGAAATGGAGGATAGATCAAAGGCCATGTTAGTCTTTCAGTTCAATGGATGGTTTTGCGGGTTTGCTAGTGATGAACACTGCTGCCTTGTTGTAGGCAGAAGGGTCAATTTCTGAGAGGGATCGCAGGTATGCCAAGTTAACTTCAGCTTTCCAGCGAAATGCTCTTTGTGCGTTGTCTGGCAGGTCGTCATAATCGGCAGATAAACGATCAGTATCTACTGTGCGGTTGAGTTTCCAAGTGATTGAAAACTCCTCATCCTTGTGGATGCCTTCACCAGATTCGGGCTTGGCGAATTGTTCTTCAATCAAGCCCTCAATGCGTAGGCGCTCGGCCTTGGCTTCGTTCTCGGCTTGCTTGGCTTTGCGTAGCAGGGTTGCCAGTTCAGAGATCGTCATTTTTATAATCCTCAAGTGCGGTTGTGGTGATGTGGTCAACAAGGCCCTGTAAGAGCAAGTGACCAATGTCTATGTCTGTGCCTTTGATGTAGGCGCTGACAAGTTCCATAGTTTCTGCGTAGTCAGGCTCATTAGGTAAGCCATCGCCGTCAAGTGAGCCAAGTTCTTCGGGGATGTACTCCAAGTGGCAGACCAGATCGACACCTTCGAGTTCGCAGGCGAACTCAATGATTCCTTGGGGGCAGGCGGGTGTGGGTTTCATGTGTTCTTACTCCTTAGTTTGGCTTCTATGGCTCTGGCAAAGTGGATGTCCATGTGCTGATGAGAAGCTGCACACTCAGCAGAGATTGAGAGAATCTCATCATCCGTCAGACCAACCCATGTGCGCTGTGGTGGGGTGGTGTAGAGAGGCGTGTCATCTGAAAGCATCACATGAGTACGCCAACTGATGTGCCCTATATCGTTCCATCGAACTACTGCCACAGGCACTGGCTCTGGCTCATAGTCCAGCCCTAACTCTCTGGCGTTCTCTGCCATCTTTTCGAGGGCTTCGTTGGCCAAGGATTCTTTGATGGCGGTGATGGTGCGTCTAGCCACTTCTGCGGAATAAGGCTCATCCATGTGGCCTCCAACTTCTCCATCACTCCAAGCCGCTAAATTGTCTAACGCCTCCAATGCCAGCTTCAATGCTTCTTTAGTCATGCTTGCCCCTTGCTCGGATGGCTTTTGCCGCACTTGTACAACTTATTATTTTTCCTGTTTTTGAAGCCGCTTCTAGCATCTTTGCACACGCCTCACGCTCGGCTATGACAGCATCTTCCAGTTCTTTGATGTGGGCATTGATACGCTCAATCTCTGGTGCGTTAGCTTGTTTAATGCGTTCACGCTCGGCAGAAGCGACAAGGGCGGCAAAGCGTTCAAGTTCTTCTAACAAACTTTCTGTGGTGTTTACACGAAACCCCGCCTCTTGTGCAATGCGAATGATTTCTTCTCTGTTCATGCTTGTCCCCTTGCTCGGATGGCTTCGGCATATTGCCAACCCGCCAACCCGTCAACAATGTCATCATCCAAATCGTCACACAACTTGGCACACGCCTCTCGTTCGGCAGAAGCGACAAGGGCGGCAAAGCGAAAGACCCATTCGTTCGTCACGTTATACGGTTCGTTAACGTTGGCCTTAAAGTCAGCCTCTCGTGCCATGCGAATAATGTCTTCTCTGTTCATGCTGACCACCATGCAACCAGTAAGGCGGCCAAGCTGATGCCAATGGCGAGGGCTGTGAGAAGGTCAAGCCCTGCTTCTGCTCGGGCGGTGAGCCTTGCGCTCTTGACTTCGGGATAGTAGTAGTGTTTGTGGTGTTTCATGTTGTGCTTTCGGGGGCTTGCGCCCCGTTTGATTTAGTTAAGCGTCATCCAACATTAAACGCTTGCGCTTAATTCTTGATTGGCAACACGCAAGATGCCAGTGTGACCTGTGCCTTTCAGGAACTTGACCATATCGGCAAGCAAAGCCTGCTTAGAATCAGCGTAAAACTCGATAGGAGTGTTTTTAATCTCACCAATGTTGGTGTTGATATAAATGCCATCAATTTCGCCCATGAATCGACCGCAAGGTTCTTCATAAACATAGGCTTTGTAGATTTTTGTCATTTCGTTTCCTTTGGCCTTTCGGCGTGATGGACAGAGAACCAATTTCCCTGCCACGCTTTGAATTCTAGCGAGTTGCTAGATGTTGTCAAGCCCTTTGCTAGAATTATTTTCATAGGTGTTTTCCCTATTGCCAAAAGAGTCTATCAATGTGCTAGAGTCGATGACTATGAACACACAAATACCACCAGACGAGCGCCGACAACTGGCAGAAAAAGTTGGCATCAATGAACAGTATCTCTACCAATGTCTCACTGGCAGGCGCGAGATGTCAGCTTGGGAGGCTGTCAGAGTGGAGCAGGCCAGTGAAGGGCGGCTTACTCGGCAGATGGTGTGCCAGGGCAGTTGGCAGTCTATTTGGCCTGAGTTGGTGGAGCAAACGTGAATGAGCTGGCTCTTTTCGCAGGCGCTGGTGGCGGAATACTTGGGGGAAAACTCCTTGGATGGAGAACAGTCTGTGCAGTCGAGTGGGAGCAGTACCCCGCAAGCGTACTGTGCGCCAGACAAAATGACGGGCTTCTCCCGCCTTTCCCGATTTGGGATGACGTATGCTCCTTTGACGGACGACCTTGGAGAGGCATTGTTGATGTCATATCTGGCGGGTTTCCATGCCAAGACATTAGTTCAGCAGGGCGAGGCGCAGGAATTGATGGAGAACGATCAGGAATGTGGCGAGAAATGGCGAGGATCATTCGTGAAGTTCAGCCCAGATTCGTGTTCGTGGAAAACTCACCAATGCTCACTTCTAGGGGACTTGGAAGAGTTCTCGGAGACTTGGCCTCAATGGGGTTTGATGCGAGATGGGGAGTGTTGGGAGCAGCAGACGTTGGCGCAAACCATCAGAGGGACAGGATTTGGATTGTCGCCAAACAACGAAACATTTTTTCACACGCCTTGCACAACGGGGTTAGACGGTGGAAGCAACAGCAGGAAAGCACTCAAGAAACGTCTTTTACCAACACCAGATGCGAGTCAGAGAGGCCCGACAAAGGATTACAACCCGCAAGCAAAATCTCAATCGGGCAGAACACTTCAGTCATTTGCAGCAAAGTTTCCGACTCCAACAACAATGGACACAATAACGAGAAGTCGAGAGAGCTACTTGCGAGTACAGAACAGACCAAAACAAGGAAAAAATCTAACAAAACTAGCAGACATAATTCATTGGCCGACACCTCAAGCGTCAGACAATCGGGACAGGGGCAACATGAGCAACCCATCAGTTCAAAGGCGGGTAGCAATTGGCAAGCAAATATCATTGAGCCAATCGGTTCATCCGACTTCTGGGCAGCTGAACCCAACGTGGGTCGAGTGGTTGATGGGCTGGCCTCTAGAGTGGACAGACTTAAAGCCATTGGCAATGGACAAGTTCCCTTATGCGCTGCAACAGCATGGACAATACTCAGTGAAAGAATCTAATGACTAACCTAACAACAATCTTCCCCAACGGCTTTGCCGCAGCAACAGAGAGTCAAGACTTGATCAACCCTGAAGAGGGGTTCAGGAAGCACTGTGAGGCATCTGGCCTGCTGATCAAAGAGATCATCGCAGATGGTGAGATTCACAGGGTGGCTCATGTATCTTCCAAGAAGGGTGCGCTCGATGGTTGGTACATCTTGCATTCCAGTGGCAAAGTGCCTGTGGGCATTGCAGGGTGCTGGAAAGAGCCAGTGTTTGAGTCCAAGTGGATAGCAGACACTGGCAGAGCAATGTCGTTCACTGAGCGCTTTGAGCATGATAAGTGGTTGGCAGAGGTTAAGGCCAAGAAGGATGCTGACAGGTTGGCGAGCCAGGCGGTGGCAGCAGAGCGTGCAGAGGATGAGGTTGGAACGTATGCAGATGCAAGTGATGATCATCCATACCTTGTGAGGAAGCACGTTGGGGCGCATGGGATCAAGATTGATCGTGCAGGCAGGTTGGTTGTGCCAGTGATTAACCAAGCAGGGGAAATCCTGAGTTATCAAACCATTGATGCAGATGGCAACAAAAGGTTTTTGAAGGGTGGCAAGATTGAGGGTGGGTTTTATGAACTGAGAGGCAATCGCAAGATTGTGTTCGTTGGTGAAGGGTTTGCCACCTGTGCTTCGATCCATGAGGCAACGGGCTATACAGTTCTTGTGGCGTTTGATTGTGGAAACTTAGCCAAGGTAGCCAAGAGTGCCAAGGAGATGTTCTTGGGGTCTAAGATCATCATTGGGGCAGATAATGATCAGTTCACCGAGGGCAACCCTGGTGTTACGAAGGGCAGGGCGGCGGCGGCATTGGTGTTTGGGGAGATCGTTTACCCATCATTTGGAGAGTCTGACATGGTGGACAACAAACCAACAGACTTTAACGATCTGCACTGCTTGCAAGGTTTGGATGCGGTCAAAGAGCAGATTGAGCGCGTAGCTGGGCCTATGAGGGATAAGTTGGCGTTTGAGTTCAGCAGGGCAGACAGTCTGCAACTAAGCCAAATCAACTGGATTGTGGATGACTACATTGAGAGCGACTCTCTAGCGCAGGTGTTTGGTGACCCAGGCGGTGGTAAATCGTTTGTCTCCATCGACATAGCTTGTTGTGTGGCAACTGGCAAGCCGTGGCATGGGCATGATGTCAAGCAAGGCTCGGTGTTCTACATTGCAGGCGAAGGGCATAACGGGCTTGCTAGGCGGTTTAAGGCATGGCAATTGGGTAATGGGCAAACCTTAGATGGTGCGCCACTGTACAAGAGCCATAGGGCAGCGCAGTTGTACGATGCAACAGAGGCGGCAGTTGTGGCAGAGAGCATCAAGGAGTTGTCAGCGCAAGCAGGGACAACTCCAAGTTTGATCATCATTGATACCCTAGCCAGAAATCATGGCGGTGATGAGAACTCCACCCAAGACATGAATGCGTTCATTCAGCACTTGGATGTGTATCTGCGCCAACCTTGGAAATGTTGTGTTCTGGTGGTGCACCACTCCGGTGTGGCTGACAAGGATAGGTCAAGAGGTAGCACAGCTCTCAAAGGCGCACTGGATGCGGAGTATCGCTGCCAGTTGGATTCGGGAACTAAAACTATAGCGTTTGAATCCAAGAAAATGAAGGATGCAGAGATGCCGCTACCAAAGAACTTTCAGATCACTCAGGTTGATTTGCCCATCCAAGACAAGAATGGAGCGCCAGTTCGGGGTGCTTATTTGACGGCGGTGGACATCTCGGGCCTGACCAGTTCAATCCAAAAGAAAACCTACCTTGCAGGAAACCAAAGGAAGACATTGGACTGCTTGGTTGCCATCCAAATAAACCATGAAAAGAATGGCATTGTGGACTTGGTGACCTACGATGAGTGGCGCGAATCGGCCAAAGAGCATGGCATCAAATCCAACCGATTTAGGGAGGTTGTGGACAGTTTGGTCAAAAAGTTGTTGGTTCTTGAGGACTCCAAAGGTTACAGAACCAGACCGAATGTGGACTCAATTGGTGAACCGAAACTTACCGAATCGGTAACCGAATCGGTTAAATCGGTTGAACCGAAACTATGAACCGAATTAACCGAAACTTACCGAAACTTACCGAAAGTGACACCCCAAACAGTCGGTATTTCGAACCGAAACTTACCGAAAGGGTATACATACCCATTCGGTTTCGGTTCGTAAACTGTTTCGGTTCGGTTCGGTTCGGTTCTTGGGAAATTTTGGAAGATTTGGAGTTTGCATGATTGAGGTCAGAATGAACATGAAAATTGTCAGTGTGGCGAACATGAGACTGCATTGGGCGGTTAAGGCCAAGCTGGTCAGGGATCATAGAACGAGGACTCGGATGAGCCTGTCTGCTGCGGCGCAATCTTCTGGTTTGGAGATGTTGCCTGTTACTGTGGTTTTGACCAGAGTTGCGCCAAGGCGTTTGGATGGGGATAATTTGCAGTCTGGGTTTAAGGCGGTCAGGGATGGTGTCGCTGATTGGCTTGGCGTGGATGATGGCAATGGCTTGATTGATTGGCAGTATGCCCAAAGGTCAGGCAAGGCAGGCGAGTACGCCGTGGAGATTGAGGTGATAAGATGAGTATGCGCGCAGTTGCCATTGATTGTTGCGCTCTCGGGGAAAGCGCCTTACGGCGTGAGTACCCATTTTTTTGGGGGTTGTTTTATGGCCGTTGGTAGACCAGCTAACCCAAAGTCAAAATACTTTCAGCGCATCTTGAAACCCGCAGAGAAAAAGATTTTGGTTCATGCAGGCCGTGGTGATATGTCGGCTGGCTTTCATCATTTGCTTGAAGTTTATTCATTTTTATGGATGCAAGGCTTTAGACCGCATAAGAGCCTTGATTGCATAAGGGTAGGCAATGGTACGGACGAAGGGTTTGAGAGCGATACAGAGGGTTTTGATGCGTTTGAAGGGCATTCCTGAACTGGTTGGATGGTTTGGGCGTTCCTCACAAATTTTTTGGGTTATAACAAAGTGTTATAACTGGTGGTCAGGTATGCGGGAAATGCACCCACCGCCTCTTTCCCTTTTTTCTCCCGACCAGTTTCCCCGATTCGACCCAGTTATCCACAATGGTTTTGTTCAACTTGTCCACAGTTTCCTGTGGATAACTTGGCGAGTACAAACAAAGTATTCAAATATCTGTGGATATCTTGACGTCAACTTAACATAATGGAGGTTGTATAAAGTAAAATCGGGAAAACCCTTGGTTTTGGGCGCGTTTGCATGGGGGGGGAGGGGGTCGGCCTCGCCGTGATAATTGTAGGTACTCCCCCCCCACCGAAAAAGCAAAATGGACTAGAATCCATCAAACCCATCTTCCCGAAAGGAAAAAAGTGGAATTCACCCCTGCAACCGAAGAAACGCAACAAACGCAACAAACCCCTACACCCCCTGCCAAGAAGAAGGGCGGTCGCCCCAAGGGTTCGGTCAAGATGACCATTCAGCGCTATGCGAACAACCCACCCAAGGTTTTGCCCAAGACTGACCACCAGCGCCTCAAAGAATTGAAGGAGCTGATGATCCGGTCTGGCGGCAAGGATGTGGCGCAGAAGGTGATTGAGATCGCGCTCAACGATGACCACCCAGGCCAGATGGCAGCGCTCAAGATGTGCATTGACCGCACACTGCCAATCAGTATGTTTGAGAAAGACAAAGGCCAACGAAGCGCCGTAACCATCAATATCACTGGCTTGGGTCAAGAGCCGACCATTGTTGAGGCGGAGGATATAACCGATGTTTGAGAAAATTGAGATCGGTAATGCAACCCTTTATTTAGGCGATTGCATGGACATTTTGCCAACGCTAAATATGGTTGATGCGGTTATTACTGACCCGCCTTATGGTTTAAATATTGCGGCACAACCTTTTAAACACCAAAGAATGAATGGGGCAGAGAAAAAGAATTGGGATGAATCTGCGCCAAATTCGTCTTTACTTGATGAAATAATAAAACTTGGGGATAAAGCAATTTTGTGGGGAGGTAATTATTTTAATTTGCCGCCATCTAGATGTTGGCTTGTTTGGCATAAACCTGATGGCCCACAATCATTTAGTCGAGTTGAACTTGCATGGACTAATATGGACAAATTAGCGGGATATTTTCAATGGACTATTGCCGCCACTAATCCTGAAAGGGTTGGCCATCCAACACAAAAACCACTAGCACTTATGAAATGGTGTATTGACCAAGCGGGAAATCCTGAAACAATCTTTGACCCGTTTATGGGTAGCGGCACAACAGGGGTAGCCGCCATTCAGATGGGGCGTAAGTTCATTGGTATTGAGCGTGAACCTAAATACTTTGACATTGCTTGCAAGCGCATTCAGCAGGCAGTAGCCCAACCCCAACTATTTGAACCTGAACCTGTTAAGCACATACAAGAGGCAATGTTTTAATGGCTGATCTCAATTTCTCCCTTCTCCCTTGGCAACAAGAAGTCTTCAAAAGCACAGCAAGGTTCAAAGTGGTTGCCGCAGGTCGTAGGTGTGGAAAGTCTCGATTAGCCGCCACAACCTTGTTGATTGAGGGATTGCGTTGCCCTCCTGGTTCGGCAGTCTTGTATGTTTCGCCAACAATGGGGCAGTCCCGTCAAATCGTTTGGGACTTACTGTTAGACCTTGGTAGAGAGGTGATTCAGTCGTCCCATGTGAACAACCTAGACATTACCCTGATAAACGGGGCTAGGATATACGTCCGTGGTGCTGATAGACCTGATACCCTTCGTGGAGTTTCCTTGACCTATGCCGTTCTAGACGAGGTAGCCGATATCAAACCCGAGGCATGGGAACAGGTCATTCGAGCCAGTTTGTCTGATAAACGGGGGAGAGCACTCTTCATCGGCACTCCAAAAGGCAGAAATTGGTTCTACGACACCTTTAAGTTGGGCGAAAGCGAGGATGATCCTGATTGGAAATCGTGGCACTTTACCACCGCTGATAACCCCTTAATCGACTCAAAAGAGATAGAAAGTGCTAAGAAAACCCTGAGTACCTTTGCTTTTAAACAAGAGTACATGGCGAGTTTTACCAATGCTGGCTCTGACATCTTCAAGGAAGAGTGGATCAAATACGGGGTTAAGCCTGAACATGGAAGCTATTACATCGCTGTTGACCTTGCAGGATTCGAGGAAGTTGCCAAACAAGCAGCCAATTCTAAGAAACGTCTGGACGAGTCTGCTATCTCAATCGTTAAGGTCACAGAGGATGGGAAGTGGTTTGTGGAGAAGATTGAACACGGGCGCTGGGATATCCGTGAGACTGCCTCTAAGATTCTGATAGCTATTCGGGACTACCGCCCTTTATCTGTAGGGATAGAGAGGGGGGCGTTAAAGAACGCTGTTTTGCCCTATCTAAGCGACCTTATGCGAAAAAATAACACCTATGCCCACATCATAGATTTGACCCACGGGAATAGAAAAAAAGCGGATCGAATCATCTGGGCTTTACAAGGTAGGTTCGAGCATGGCAGAATTGTGTTAAATTCGGAAGAAGATTGGGATGAGTTCGTAGACCAGTTAATCCTGTTCCCTGCACAAGGGGTACACGATGACTTGCCTGACTCCCTTAGTTACATTGACCAACTTGCTGTCACTTCGTATATGGAAGAAGATGACTCCGAGGAGTGGGAACCAGTAGATATTATTAGCGGGGTATAAGGATGGATGCGGCTTTAACAAAGATTTTGCAAAAGGCTTCTGATAACCCAGAGTATCAGACGCTTGCAAATTACTTGATGAGCCGTAGATCAATGCCTCAAATGCAAAGAGAGTTTCTTGGAGACAACACTCTAGGTTCTTTTGTAACGCCAGGTCTATTTAGTTCTGGAAAAGTACCAGATAGAGGCATTTTAAAGGTAAATAGGTTTTCTGAGTATCAAGACCCAAATACAGTTGTGCCTACAGTTACGCATGAAATGACTCATGCTGCTGAAAGACAATTGATTAAGCAATATTACGAAGTTAAAGCAAAAAAAGATAAAAGTGAGCTTGAAACACAATTTATGGATAATTTTCAAAAGATTATTGGTTCTAGCAAACCTGAGATTGCAAACTGGTTAAAAAGTGTTGCTCCTGAATATGCCAAACAAGGCGAAGGTTATCGTTCAACAAGTACAGAAGGATTGGCATTCGGGTTGCAAAATGCGGCATTTGCCAATACTGGATCACAAAGATTTGCTCCAGAGCATATTGACCCTACAATTGCAACATCTCTAATGCTTTTATTAGATCAAGCTCAAAGAGTACAAAATCAACAGCCCGCTTCTCAAGGTAGGTAAAGGACAATCATGGAATATCAAGAACCAACCGAGTCCGACAAGGAAATAGTTAACTTTGTTGTTAACCATTGTGATCGTTGGAGGGATTGGAGAGATGTTAACTGTCTTGATGATTGGCTAGAGTACG